CTAATCCGTCGTCGTGAGGTCGACCGTACCGGCTTCCTTGTTCCACGCCGCCTTCGCGTTCGGACTGATCGCGGCCAGCTCCCGTACCGGCGCATATCCTTTGCCGTCGAACACCTGCGTCGGCAGCGGCTGACCGTTCGCCGTGACCGTTTTGTCCTTCCAGCCGATCCTCATCTTCAAGGCCTCGCCGACAAGCCTCGCCGGGGCCCAAGTCTGCCGATCGATCAGCAAGCCTTCCGCGATCTGCTCGCCGTTCAGCCGAATGGGAATGAGGACGGGCGGTTTTTCCGCGGGAACCGCCGCGTCGGTCTCCGGCTGCTCGGCCGGTTCCTGCGGCTGCTCCGCTAGATCGTCGTACCGAGTCAAATGATAACTCTGGATAAGCGAGTTGATTTTGGCCCCGTACTGCGGATCGGTCGCGTACCCGGACTGGCGAAGCGCCTCCGCTTGGGCGCTCGGCGTGCCCGCCTTTCTTACGCGTTCGTAACGGGGTAGCTGTAACAGCAGATCCTGATCTTTGTAGAAATGATAGACGCTCTCGTAGGCGCGAAAATAGGCCGATGTATCGACCCGGCTGCCGTTCTCGACCTCCCACGTCCCTTTGCGGAGCCACTGTCCCTTCCAATAAGCGTTCGGAGTCCCGCTCCCGACTTTAATGCCGCCGAGATTATACCAAGGGTGAATGACGCCTCCCGTCTCCAGCAGGTTCTGCGCCAGTCGGACGGAAGGAAAGAGCGGCGAGCCCTCCCTTCTAGCTTGAATCGCCATCGGCGCTAACGTTGCGATAAACTCCGGCCTGCTGAGCTTGGCCATCCGGCTGCTCCTCCCTTTTTTTCGTAAAATGATAAACTCCCGAAGCCGTCAATCCGACGATCGAGATCGTTGTCAGCGTATGCCTGACCGACTCGGGAACGAGCACGAAAGCCGCCGCGATCAGCAAACTGATTAGGTGATAGTATCGGCTGGGCACGCGAAACTCTTTGGCCACGCCCACGTAAGCCGCCACGATCGGGGCCAGCATCGCGATTTCGTCGGTCAGCGAAATCAGGTTGTCCATAGTCTATTCAACCTCCTTGCAGATTGGTCACGGCCGCTATCACGGCCGCGACGATCGCCCCGACCAGCGTGCGCCACAGCCACCGCTGATTGTCGGCGATCTCGTCGATGCGCAGATGGGCCGACTTCGCGGACTGCAGCGCCTCCAGCGCCGTGTCTCTCGCAGCCTCCGCCGTATCGCGAACGTCGGTCATCGCATCTATCTTCGTCTCCAACCGAACAACGCGCTCCCGGATTTCCGAGAGCACGCGCGCTTCTTCGCTGGACATAGGGCACCTCCTGGATTTGCATTTTCTTCTCAAGTGCGGGTAAGTAGACGAGTTCGTCGCATCGTAAATGCCCCTTACAGCCGCCAGAATCGTCTCCACGTTTTCCGCTTCGACGGACCTTTCCGGATCTCGTCGATTTCTTCCTGCGCTAAGCCCTCTACCCAACAATTCGGGCGGATTGGCTCGACGTACTCTGGACGCTCTCCGCGTTCATCTTCAGGCAGCGCTGCCCAATCGGCTATTGCCTGTTCGTAGGTATCGCGGGCGGTGGCGAGCGCAGTATTATATGCTTCCCATAAAGTAAAGTCCCATCGGGGCTTGAACAGCCCGTCCGGGACTTTCTCGGCGATGATGTAGCCGACCAAAACTTCTTCCGGTTCTTCCGATCCTTCGTGGAAAACCTGTTCGGATATATTTTGTACTCCAATTTGTGAATCGTGAACGATGACAGGTTCGACGAAGTAACCGTCTGGATCAATTTTGATCGCTTCTTTCACTTATCTCAACTCCTTTAATTTGCTTCGAATGGCGGAACTTCCAGCGAAACAAGTACGGTCGATGGGCTTTGAACTGAAACAGCTCCGCTTATTTCATTGATGAGTATTCTACACTCTACACTGTTCGTACCATTAAAGGACATTCCAGTGTAAACTTTTCCATCTTTCGGTCTGTAACCTTGAGGCAAATAAAATACGGATGAACCATAAGCTCCGTTTTTAACTACTCCAACGATATGAACAAAGCCCATTTCGTCTTTTAAGTATTTCGCGGTTTCATAATTTCCATCGTTAACCCAATTGTTCACAAGTGTAGGGGTAATCCATTGCGGCTGTTGCTTCTGCGCCTTCGTGTTCTGCAAGACGGACGTTTCCGTCCTAGCCTCCACCAGTTCACGAACAAGATCATCCACCGCCGTCTTGATATTCGGAGCATACGCGGCCCCAACCGTTTTTGGAGCGATACCGATCATGTAGGTGTCGAGTGCAAGATAGGTGACGGAATAGGCGGCTGTTGGGTCGTAGTTTTGCCAATCGAGACGTGCTTTTACAAGACCGTATGGGCCTAAAATCGACTCGTACCACAAAGCATCGTGCAAACTATTCTTGTATACCATTTCAATTTTTTGAGTTCTATATTTGCTTGGTACAGTAGCGTCACACATTGCAACCGCCACTCCATAGTTAATCGATAGTGGGGCCGCTTCCCTTACCATAATCCCCGTTCCGACTTCGACTTGGTTGTTGCCCTCATGCAGCATTAAGGAGCCTTCATAGGTGAGTGGCTCGTCAACGCTTTGGGCGAGTTGGTACATGAGGCGGTAGGGCGTCCATGTACTTAATGGATTGACCGTTGTCGGCAAAGTAGTTGTATGGCCTGTTTTTGTTGCGCCTGTTGGGACAATATGCCGCCAGGCTTTTGTTCCCGAACTGTATGGGGTTGTGTCGTCAGCTATGCCATCCCGATACATCCTCCAGCCATTGAAGTAAGCCTTAATCTCATCTGCTGAAGGTGTGTAGGATTCTCCCCAACCGCTGTCGGTGTCGGATACCGTAATCGAAAGGTTGGACACCCCAGCGTACACTTGATCTGCCGCGCTAGATGTATTTACAGATTGCATTACTTTTCCGTCGTATTTTATCCCCGTCATATTTGTGCTGTTAGTTGACATTCCACCAAAAGATGAAAGAGCACATGTCAATTGTTTAAATCCCGAATAGTCGGTCTGAACTATAAACGGAAGAGTTCCGTCTAACAATACTTCCCGATACCGACGAATAGCCCTCGGCTTGCCCATACCATCCGTATACAACTGATCTGCCAAGCTTCCGTCTATGTTCGAACGCAGATTGCATTCTGGTAGATAGAGATAGGATGGTTTCTGAGGCTCGAACGGGAGAGGTTCGGAGCCGACGTTAAGCATTGGGTTAGTAAAGGTAAACGGCCCCGCTGCAGTACTCGTAAAGTAGATACGGATGCGATCATTTTCCCCGGTGTTAAATGTGACCTGTTGATTGGTCGTGTATCCCCCATGTAAACTTGTGCTGCCATCCGTCTTAAATGCCCCGATCCTGCCGTTGTGCGCAACCTTAAGAACCAAGTCCGTATTTTTTGTAACGGATATTTCGGCATAAACGCCCTCAAATGTCGCCGTCGCTGTTACAGCAAGCATATATGGCCCTGTTGCGTTTACACTTCCTCCTGCTGCATTCCACTCCGAAAACGGCGGAAGCAGATTCTTCCCCTTATTCTCGATATAAACGGCATTGACGTGCTTCATGTCGTCTACGTAGGGGTAGTTAGTAGCGATGTAAGCTTGTGCTTCGGCGATATCCAAGCTATCGATGTACGATTTTTCGGCTGCTGTGATTTCATACATGCGGTACCCGTCGGCGTACACATACTGATTAGCTGATCCGGTCGCAACAATGTGGACGTTTATAGCTGTAGCCGTACCTACTTCTGCAGGGGAAAGAGTACGATAGCTTACCTGAAAATCATTACCAGATACCTCATTTCCGTGTATTGCGGACGTAAGTCCAGTTCCATCTATAAAAACTTTGGCGTTATTTGCAGTACCGCGATTTAAATCTGCTACGAATAAATAATATTTTGTGTTACTTAGCGAAAGAGTTGCACGATAAGCGGTGGCGGTTGTGCCGGAGACGATAGTTACCTTTAATGAGTTATTGCCATACAGTTTATTAGCTGAATCTAATGCAATTGAAGAAAAAGCTCCATTTGCCACCCATCCACTCAGACTTTCGAAGTTCCCAACTCGTCCGAGCATATTGACGAGCGTTCGCCCCTTCATCGTCGGATGCAGAATCGCGGGAACGTCGCCTCCTTGGACGATCTGAACGCCATCCCTTAGTGTCATTGACTCCCATTGTCTATTATTGAGCTTGTCATAGATCTCTGTGATTGCTCCTGCAGCATTCTTCGAAATCGTTGGAACTTCGCTAATTACACCAATGGCCTGATCAATTTGATCCATATTCCCATTAAGAGTAGCAATATCGACAAACTCGCTTTCTAGCGGCTTATGCAACCCGATATTCGGCGTCGTCTCCGCCATTTACTTCAGCTCCTTATCTTAGCTTTACCTACGATGTGACGTTCTTGAGTTAAGCCTCACACCAGCACTTCCCCCGGTGCAGATGAAAGAGTAAGCCAGTGAAATATAACAGGTTAACCAATCATTTTGTTATGATATCTCTGCAACGTATTCGAGAAATTGACCGTGACCGGCAACAGAGAATGTTCCTGTTGAACCGGATCTGTACAACATCAGTTTTAATCCTTTGTTGTATCTAATCGGTTTTTTTATTGTACCTACAAATAATACACCGCTATTTGGAAATGTAATTACACTTCCCCCATAATTAGTCCCTTGTCCAACGACACTACTGGTCCTAACTAATCTATCGTCTATATAAAGCTCTGCGTAACACAACTCGGAACCAGGGACATAATCTGACTTGGCAGCACCTAAACTAAACTCTGTAAGATACCCACTCCCACTAACAGATAACAATGTTTGCCTGGAAGATGTAACGACCATAGAATTTGTGGTTTGAAGTTTTACCGGTAGATCCTGGCTTCGTTCTCCCACGCTTAACCACACCCCATTATTGAAAAATTCCAGTTGCCCGTTTCTTACTCTCAATTCATTTGTATTCCAGAGCTTAGTCCAACTACTCCAAACTCCTTCGTATCGGGTTCTCATCATGATAGATCCCGTTGGATTTACATATAAATCATAAGGGATTGCAAGTTGTGTTATTGTTCCGTTTCCATTTTTCGTTGAATACTCAAAGTTAAAAGGGTGATAGTAAGCAAGAGGACCGGGGCCATTGGGAACATTCCCCATTAAGAGCGTGTAACCCGTACCAGGACGTGTGTTTGTAGGATCATTCCAGTTTAAGACTCCGCTTGTTGTAATCGCCCCAAACTTTTGATCCACGTAAAGCCTTCTAGTTGCTCCGTTATCATTTGTTGGATCTCCAGAGAGTAAGAGTTGCCCGCTCATGGTATCGCCACTCAGCTTTACAGCATTCTCTAAGGTTGTACGCGGTGGTGTTCTCCAATTGGTTTTTCCTGTAATTGATTTAATCATATATGCCAACCGGCTTAACAAACCTGTAACAGTACCGCTATCCTCAGTTGGTGCCACATTGTCCGAGAGAGTACGAATTCCGATTTTCGAGTCAGAAATTGGAGTAATATCAATGTTTGAAATCTTTGTTTCTAGCTCCGATATCGCCCCCGCCGCATCCTTGGCCGTCGTCGGCACGGAAGACATGTCCCCCAGCGCCTGATCGATCTTGTCCATATTTTCATTAATCACGGCAATGTCCGCGCTATCGTTATCCAACGGTTTCCGCAACCCGATATTCGGCGTCGTCTCCGCCATTAGCTCCAGCTCCTTGTCATGACTTCACCCCAGGTGAAGTTCTTGAGATTGCCCCACGTCGTTTGCTTCAGCTCGTCCCATTGGGTGTAAGTGAAGGCGTATTCGACGGCGAGGTGCGCCGGTTTGATATCCTCGATGACCGCTTTAAGGTCGTCCAGATTCGGAGGGATCCCCCGCGTATCCACGAACTTCACGGTAAACGTGTACGTCTCCGGGTGCATGGTGACCTTGACCGTGCCTCCGTCGTACGCCTGGGCTACGTTCTCGATCATTTTCACGGTGACGGTGCCGATGCCGCGCAGCTTGGACAAAATAACGCTGCGGCGCTGGCCCTCGGGTTTCGTCTCGTCGACGGCAATGCCCAACTCCCGCTCCCACAGCTCCAGCCCCCACGTCGCCGTGGACACGAAATATTGCTCCAACGTGCCGTCCAAGGCTTGCCACAATCGGTCGAGCTCGCCCCCTTGCGCGTCCATATTGCCGCTCATCACTCTGGAGGTCGCATAATAATCGGGGAGGAAAGAGAGCATCTCTTTCCCTCGCGCGCTTGTCATCGCCGTTTTACTCAATGAAGCTCACCGTCCCGATGACCGCGACTTGGCCCAGCGACAGGTCGATATTGTCAATGCCGCCGTTAACCGTAAAATCCTCGAAATCGACGATCCGAGGGATATCCAGCAAAATAGCCGCGATCCGGTTGTAGCGCACGAGAGGATCGACGAAGGCCAGCTCTTCGAGATATTCCTTCAAGCCCGCCTCGAAATCGGTCCGCGCCTGCTCTAACGTAGAACCGCTCGCCAGGGATAGCTTGGCCTCGATGTTCAGCGGCACCTCGATGGCCGCTTCCACCGTCACGGTAGAACCGATCGGCGCCTTCCCTTCTCCTTGACCGTCCGCGGGAGCAATGGACTCCTGAACGGCGGACACGATAGCGGGGTTGGGCGATCTTTTTTGTACATCCAATACGTACAGCCTTACCGTCCCCGGCCCGTTCCACAGCGGCTCGACCTGTACGCGGCTCACGCCCGGCGTTTCCAGCGCCCATTGCTGATAGTCCGCTTTGTTGCCGCTAGTCCCCGGCTGCCTGACCTTCAAGAGATATCTGGCGAGCAAAGACTCGTCGGATTCTTCGTCCGCCCCTCCGGTAATCGGTTCCGTGTTCGAAATCCCCGTTACGCCCGGAATCGACTGCCCCAGCAGCGCGATCGCGCCCGCAGGCACGTTCCCGTTAGTACCGGCCGCTACCGCCTTGATGGGTATGACCGCTACTCCTTGCGCGTTCAAGACCGCGGCCTCGGTCGTCTCGTATTCGATCGACGGAGCTTCGGCCGCTTCGTCGGCGGGCGTCGCGACGATCGTTCCGATCGGAACGGACGTCCCGGCCGTGCCCGTCAATCGAACGCTTCCCGTCGCGGCCACGGCCGGTCTTGGAAGCACGCCGTGCTCCTCGCAGCGCAGCCTTAGATAGGGTCCGTACGTCGTCCGCGCGAACCCTCTGCCTAACACCTCGCGCGCCCATTCGGAAGCCCGATATAATTGATAGGCCGCCGGAGAAAGCGAATCCCAAATGTACGACCCTTCCGACTTGTCCAGATCGGCGGGCAGGCGTCCCAGCATTCGGGCCAAAATCGCTTCCTCCGTCTGATCCTGCAAATAATCCGGCAATATCGTTGACATTACGCGTTCACCGCCCTTCCTTCGATTTCAACCGTTTCTTCGTGGACGTTCGTGACGTTGCAGCTAAAATAGCAGCTCTCTCCCGACCACTCGTATGTGAAGCCGTCGACGCCGGCGGTTCTGGGATCGCTCATCAGCGTCTCGGTCGCGATTCGTTGGATCTCCATTTCGATCGCGGAACGAGGCAACCCGGAACGAATCAATTCGGAAAATTCCTGTCCGTAATCCCGCGAATAGACGAGATGGCGATAGCGCTCGGTCATGAGCGCCTTTTTGCACCACTCGACCCACGCATCCTTGCCCTCGCTCGACGCGACGCTCCCCGCCGGAGTCGTGACGAATTCTCCGGCCTCGAAGTCGAAGCGCCAGCTCCTCCCGAAAAAAACCTGCTCCGCGCTCTCTTCCGTCGGCTCTACGGTCTGTTGCTGTATCGGAAACAAATTAGCCACCTGAACTCACCACCTTGCAGACGACGACGGCATCCTTGCCGCCGTTGACGGGTACGGCCAGCACCCGGTCGCCGGGTTTCATTCCGGCCGCCCAATTGAGCCGTACCTTCTCGATTTTCGTTTCCGCGATGTCGAATCGCGTGCGTTGCGAAGGGGCGCCCCCGCCCTGCGGGTTGCCTTCTTCATCGACCGGCGCCGTCATCGTGCCGACCATCGAGAATGGCGGAATCTCCAATTCCGCCACCCAGTCGGCTACGAGATAGTCCGGCAGTTCGTATTTGAAGGAATCCAGCTTTAAGCCGGACCCCGTAATCGTTCCCAACTCCGAGGGAACCCCGGATATCGTTTTGGCCGCGATACCGGAGATTCTGCTCTCCAGAGAAGCGACGAGGCTTTTGAACGGATCAGCCAAGATAATCCCTCCTGATTTTGGTTTCGGAGGCGAGCACCAATTCCATGCGGCCCGGATCCCCGAGCTGGTGTCGGACCTTCATCACGATGAGATCCCACCCGTTCAGGCGAACGCGGTCTCCCGCCCGGATCGTGTTGATGTCGAGAGCCGTAACCGATAGGGTCTCCTGGAGGCCGAGCAGCGTCTTCGACGCCACTTCCTTCGCTTGTTCTACCGTCTCGACCTTGTTGTCCATGATCAATTTTTGCAGCGTGCCGTATTTCTCCGTGTCCTTGCTCATCACGACCAGCGTCTTGGACACCCAAGTCTCGCTCTCCTGGGGACCGATCACCTTCACTTGGGTTATCGCGCCCTCGAGAGTTCGGTTCTGGGTCACTTCTTCGACCGCTTCGAGCTCCCAGACGACGGCGTTGCCGCCAATCTCGACCAGCTCCAACCCCCGCTCGGTCATCCGCGTTCGGTACAGTCCTCCGCCCTTGTCGACGGTTTCCTTCAAGTCTTCCAAGATCATCGACATGATCGTTTGAGTCCGCTTGATATTCCTGGCGAGCTTGATCCGGGTATCCGCCATGTTCCCGACCGGAATTCCCCATTCCTTGGCATACAGCTTGATTCGGTCGGTCGCCGTCTGGTTCGCGGGCATCAATCGTTCGTCGTCGGATTTGGCGAGATAGATCGTCTTCTCGTAGGCCGTGACGGTCAAGTGCTTGCGCCCCGTATTCACGCTGTGGCATTCCCAGACCACGCCCGGGTTCAGCAGGTTTTCCTTTTTCTTCTTGCCGAACGGGATGCCGGCCACCCGAATCTCCTGTCCCGGGGAGATAACGGGCATGTCCGGCGTCACCGCGAGCTTGATGTTGGTGCAGTAAGCGATATCTTCCAAAGAGTCCTCCAAGGAAAGATCCTCGATCAGCTCGGTCAAGTCGTATTGATTATCGAAAACGACCTCGTAATTCATGGCATCACCAGCTTCTGACCCGGCCGGATCAAGTTCGGATCGCGACCGACCGTCTTTGCGTTGATCTCGTAGATTTCCCGCCACTTCGAGCTGCTCCCGAGTTCGCGTTTGGCGATGGCCCGCAGCGAATCGCCCGACTTCACCGTATATACCTTGGGCACCGGCTTCGTATCGGGGCGAGACGCCTTCTTGGCGGCGGCGACCGTTCCGATCTTGAAGCCACGCCATGTCCGAAACGTAATATCGAAATACACGTCTCCCGCTTCCCCGCCTTTAAACGTAGAATCGTGGGCGGACACGTAAGCCAGCGTATTGACGATCGTATCGGTAATGACCAACCGGACCGGCTGTTTCCTCATTAACAAGGCGGTCAGTCGGTTCATGGCGATCTGAGGGTCCGGGATATCGACGTAACGGCAATATCTTTCGTCGTATCGTTTCGGAAAAAAAGAGGAGAAGGCGATCTCCTTGACCCTCTCCCCTTGGATGAGGTCGATTTCGCCGAGCGATAGGAGCGTAGCCGTCTCGTATTGCTTTTCTCGCCGAATCAGAACCTCTTCGGGATTCACCGGAAAGCGAAAATCCCCCGCAACGGGGTCCCTGATAATAAAGTCCAAGCGAGATCACCTCTCTCCGATAAAATAAATAGAATCAAGCCTTGTTTTCCATGGCCCTGCGAATCGCGTCCGCGATCTTCGAGCCGATAAGGGCCGACAATTCCTCGTAATTCAAGTCCAAGCCCTGCATGATCAATTGAACGGCGCCCGCGGGAAGATTCACGTTCAGGACGCCCGGAGAACCGGCGGCTGCCGCCGCCATGGGCGGACCGACGGGTCCCTGGGGTTGGCTTGGGGTCGCCGGAGTCGGCAAAGCCGCCGGATCCTCTGCCGGCTTCTTTTTCTTGCCGAAGCCGAACCAGCCGCCGATTTTCTTGCCTACGCCTCCGACCTTCTTGCCGATGCTGCCGATATTCTCGGCGATCGCGCTTCCGCCGATCCCTCCGAGCGCCCCTCCGATCAAACCGCCGATCGCCGTTCCGACGCCCGGAATGATCGATCCGATCGCCGCTCCGGTCGCCGCTCCGGCTGCGGCGCCCGCCCAGCCGCCGGCCGCGCTCCGAATGGCTTTATTCCGCTCTTCTCCCGGTTTGGCTCCGAGGATACTCGCGGCGTCGGTAAGAAGACCGACCGGTTTAAATACTTTGCCGAGAAACCCCGCCGCCGTGCCGGCCACCTTGCCGAATTTGCCCAGCCCCTTCGCCGAGCCTCCGCCGGATATCGCTTCGATGCCCGCCCTGGCCATGCCGATGATTCCTTTGCTTTTGCCCGCGGGCGCTTTAGGTAATTTCGGACCTTTCGGTTCGGGCATTAATCCTCCCGCCCTGCCGCGATTCGCCGGTAATCTCCGGCGGGAATCCTTCCCGCCGCGATCCCGACGGCCGCCCGCTTTATCCTTGCCGGGAGGACATGGAGGACATTTCAACGGACCTTTGCCCGCTCCGCCCTTCTTTTGCTTTCCCTTCCCCGGGGAGCACTTGTCCTTAGCAGGGGAACCCTTCTTGCCTTTCGCCGGAGGACATTTGCCCTTTCCTTTATCGCCTTTTCCCGGCGGACACTTGTCTTTGGTCTTGTCGGGAGGACACGGGAGGCATTTCTTTTGGAAAATGCCCTTCACGATCAAAGACAGGGACGCTTTTATTTTCAACGCGACCTTCACGTTCAGAGCCGCGGTTAACGAGGCTTTCAAGCTGGCCACGGCCTGCAATGCGGCCTTCACGTCAAGCGAAGCCTTCAAGTTCATCGCGGCTCTGAAATCCAAAGCCGCCTTAAGCTCGAGAGCCGCTTTCAACGTCGCTTCCAATTGCGCGGATATTTCCGCTAGAGCTTCGAATTTGAACACGGGCACGATCGTAACCCGCCGGACTTGCCCCGTCAGTCGATTCAGCGCCCGGTTGATCTTCTCGAGCTGCGGCGTCACGCGGTCGGTCAGCCGGGCCATCGGGGTTACCCGAAGCCGTCCGAGCTTATCCACGCGCCGATGAATCCGCTCCAAATATTTGTCCACCGACTTGAATACTTGCTCCGTGCGCGCTAAGCCATTCGCGTCGATGACGATTTCGATTTGTTCAAGCGACATCCCATCACCCTCCTTTCATCGCCGACATCGCTTTCTCCGCGTCCCACTCCAGCTCCATGCTGGCCATGAGAAACAGCTGCTCGCCGCGAGGCAAGCGCCAGAACTCTCCGGGGCGCAGGTGGTGTCGAACCCACAAGGCGTGAAGCATGCCGGCGAGCGCCCCGGATCGGATCAGTTTTTTACGTCTTCCAGCTCCGTGTTGAAGCCGGACAGATCAAGCACGACGTCGCCGAGAGCGGACATTTCGCCCGCCAGCAGAATGCGCTTGATCACTTCCTCCGCGCCGCTGGCCGAGAACTTGGCCAGCAGCTGCGGGTTGCCCCAGTTGGGGGAGATCGTGGATGCGGCGATCAGCGAGACGTTGAACAATTCCTCGTCCAGCCGTTCGATCGTCTGCCCTCGTCTTTCTTTGCGCTCCGTGCAGCGTTCGCGAATGCTGAACACCTGCTTGCCCGTCAAGCCGCGAAGCTTGACCGGAATGTCGAGCCTTTCCAGCTTGACCGTCCGCTCGGGGAGCGTGTCGGCGTCCAACAGCCGCTGGAGCACCTGTTCGTCCGTCAATTGTTCGAAATTCATGTTTTCTTCTCCCTTCGGATTAACCGGCGACGATCGGATCGAGCAGCTTATACCCTTCGAAGGTGAACGCCGTCTCTTCGGCCACTTCTTCGCCCGCCGTCCAGTTGGCCAGCTGCAGCTTGTCGGCTACGCAGCCCAGCAGCTCGATTCGTTCGAAGCCGTACGCTTCCGGGTCGGCCAGCTTGTTGATGATATTGAACTTCGTAAAGCCGCGCTTGATCATATCGCTCGTCACCTTGTAGCCGCTCATCGTGCCCGTGCCCTTTTTCGCGCCGAGCTTGTGAACGGTCCATTCCTGGCCCGCCAGCTTCAGCTCGCGCTTCTCCGCCTCGACCGAAGCCTCCAGATGGTTGATGTTCGTCTGCCACACCCCGTCGATAAACACTTGCCCGTACGTCCCGAGAATCGCTCTTGTCGGATCCATCATGTTCTTCGCTCCTCCTTAGCGCACGATAAACGTGCTGAATATTTGTTCCATAACGTCCGTCAGCCGCGCTTCCCACTTCAGGAACACCTGATCCGGCTCCGGCGTGAACTCCGGATCGACGTAGACGTCGTAGCCTTCCGCTTCGATGACGCCCGCTTGGGCGAGCGACTGCATGTATTGCATGCACGCGCTGATCAGCGCGAGGCGGCCTTCCTCGGTGTTGTTCACCTTGCCGATATAGGCGTCTTCCGCCGTCCGCTGAAGATCGGCGTTGACGCTGTCCATCACCCGGATCGTGCGGATTTTTTTCCAAGCGTTGTTCCGGCCTTCGCGAAGCGTCACGAGGCTGTTGATGCCGCGAAGGGCTTTAACCAGCCGCCCGTCGTGGACGAGCAGGAATACGCCGCCGCGAACGGCTTGCTCTTGCTCCGATCGGGTCCAGCGGCGAGTCACGTCCTCGAACGGGGTCGGCGCGTAGGTCGCGGACTGGTTCAAGCCTTGGCCCGCGATCAAGCCGGCGACGTACGCCGCGGTTTCCGCGGAGCTGTAGGAGACGCCGGCCAGCTTCGCGCCGGTGCCCACGTTCACGATCCCTTCATGGTTCAGCGAAGCGCTGCGCGCGATCGCCTTCGCGACGGCGTCGGCAGCCGTATCGTCCGCGGCCGGACCGCCGAGCACGGCGAGGATGCCCTTGCCTTCGTTCCGCAGGCGATTCGTCCAGGAAGCGACGCTCGCGTGGAGCGCGGAATCGGATACGCCATCCAAAGCGGCGACGTTGAATTCTTGCGTCTCGAAATCGGCCAACGCGTTCAAATATTCCTCGTTGGTCAGATCCTCGATACCGGAATCGCCTCCCGCGAACGGCATGCCGGTTACGCTGGCGAGCGAGCCGTTGCCGTCGTCCAGCTTCTCGGCCGCGATCCACAGATTCCCCGCGTCGCCGTTAATCGCGTCCGCGGCGGCTTGGATCGAGCCGCCTCCGAACGTGATCGTGCGGAGCAGCGTCGCGCCTTCGAACAGCTTCAGGTCCTTCTTCGCGGGCTCCGACGCGTTCGCTTGCACGGTCACCTTGAAATCGTTGCCCCGGGCGCCGGGGTATTTCGCTTCCAGCTTCAGAACGTTCGCCGGCGTCGCGGCCGAATCCGTCAGCGTGACCGCCGCGGCGGACGCGCTCGCCCCGGCCACGCGGTAGGCCAGCACCTTCTTCGCGCCGCCGAGCAGCGCCAGCTTGATCGTACGGTACGCGGTAGCGCCGTTCGCCTCCGAACGGGAGTACGCGTTCGCCGCGTCCGCTTCGCCCGCGATCTCGACGAACCGGTTCGCCGGCCCCCAATGCGCCCTCACCGGCACCGCCGCGATTCCCCTCGCTCCCGGTTGAATCGCGGCCGTCGCCGCCGCGCGAAACGTCATGTAAAATCCCGGCAATACCGGCTTATCCGTCGTGCTCCAAGTTCCTCCTGCCATGTTTACAGCACCTTCCTCTTCAGATATTGGCCGACCAAGCGCTTCGCTTCGTCGATGGTAAAATGCGTTTTATCGGTTGGATGCAGAGCTCCCGCGACGATCTCCGGTCTGACCTGAAATAGCCCGCGAGCCTGCGACGTCAATTCGTCCCGGCCGTACGCGGCTTCGCCTCCGGTCTTCTTGTTCGCCATGCGAACGCCTCCGTTCTTAGGTTTTGGGTTGAAACCGGACTTCCCGCATGAGCGGCCCCTGGTCCGGATTCCGTTCGATTTTCCGCGACAGCGTCACCGAAAGCTGCCCTTCGGTCATCGCGTCCCGCGACCCGTCGGACGACGGGGCGAGGACGGTCAAATAGCGGCGTTCGATCGGATCGAGCGGAATTTTGACCGCCGCGGACAGCCCTTGGACGAGCAAGGTCAACGCCTCGGCCTGTTCCCCGTACGAACGGCCCATCACGTGGCCGACCGCCTTCTTGCGCACTTCGATCGTGGATACCTTCGTGTTCGCGAGCGCTTCGACGCCTTCCCACCTCCACAGGACGGAGGGCCGGACAACGTCGATCGGCCACCTTCGGCCGTAGGCTCGCCACTCGTTGCCCAGCAAGCCGATCGTCCAATCCGTCAGCGCGGTCAGCCCGGGATCCTCCGCCGGTTCTTCCGGCTCCGCCGGACTTCTGGCCCCGATCGCCGCGAACCGCAGTCCCCGGGAGATCGCCTCCCGCTCGCTTTCGACCTTGTCCGCGCCGACGTTGCCCTCGTAGCGGATCGTGAACGTTCGTCCCGAAACCGGATCCTCGAGGGCTTGTCCGTCCAACTCCGAGACGATGAGTTCGGCGAGCTCGTCCACTTCGGCGAAGCTCGTCTGCGCCGCGCAAGGCCAGCATTCGAATGGAATGCGGTACCCGGTCCAATCGGTGTCGACCGCTTCGGCGCCCTGGACGAGAAGGACATACGGCTTAACCAGGGCGGCCGCCGTTTCGTGGGCTTCGTATACGCGGCCCCCGATGAGCGGAATCCGATCGATCAGCCGATCGCGAATCGCGGCTCTCATGGGAGAACCCCACGGCGTTCGAGAGAAATGCTGCGTGCCATGCTTCAACCTCCTATGCCTATCAAAATGGTCCTCTCACCCCTTAGTGGCGACCGTACGACAAGCCTGTCCGATCCGCGCTCTCAGCCTACGAGAATGTGGATGCCGCTCACGTTGTTCTCCACCTTCCGCTGGGCGCGCACCATGTAGGTGCCGACGCTGGACTTGCTGATGTCGAGCATCGCGGCGATCTCTCCATAGGAGAAGCATTCTCCGCGGGCGAGCGCGTAGCAGCTGCGTTCCCGCTCCGTCAGTCCGCGAAGGGCGGCTTCGAGGCGAAATCGGCTCGCCTCGTCGGCGACATCCTCCCGCTCCGCTCCCGCTTCACCCCAGAGAGTTCCGGAGGAAGGCAGCAAGGACGGATCCGTCGGAACCTCGCGCTGGTAGCCCGCCCGTCGTTCGATGCCCCGCCGGTTGCCCGGCCGCCTTCCCGTCTCCAGCCATTCGATGACGTAAGAGCAACTGGAGATCATGCCGACGATCAGCTCGCGATCCCGATCGAGCGCCAGCAGCTCCTCCATTTCCTCCATCGTTCTCACCGGCTCCAGCTTGGCCATGCGAACCGTCAATTCGTCCGCCTTGCTCAGCAGCATTCTTCTCGTCTCTTTATAGCTCTCCAAAGTCGCAGGCCCCAGATTCGTTATCCGAACGGTTTTCATAGACTCACTCCCTTTTAATTTTGCCAATTTGGCAAACTATGAAAATAAAGAAAACATGACGCCTACCTTGCAGCCCTACACGCACGAACATTTGTACGATAAATTAAACGTATTATTACCATATCGGTAATATATGGCCATCATAATTTACCATATAGGCAAAGTCAACACCTATTTTGCCATTTTGGCAAAATAATTGGGTTTACCATTTTGGAAAATGTGGTATACTGGTTTTATCTTAAAGAAGAAGGAAGATTACGATGTCTCTGGGGAATCGTCTTCGCGAACGGCGGGAGAGATTGGGCCGAACCCAACTCGACGCCGCCAAGGGATTGGGAATCAGCAACGTCCAGCTCTCCCGCTACGAATCCGACGACCGCAAGCCGGACCCGGACATGCTCGCGCGATTCGCGGAATATTATCGGACGACGACCGACTATTTGCTCGGACGGACGGACTACGCGGCCGCCGATGCGAACGTTCCTTCCGGCAGCGGAGAATATCCGGCATTCGAGGAATTCATCAACAATCCCGAGCACGGGGTCTTTTTCAAGGATTACTTAAACGCTCCCGAGGAACGCAAGGAAGAAATGCGCCGGTTCTGGGAATTCATCATGGAGAAGGAAAAGGGCCGCAAGCCCGGCGATCGTCAACCATAGCCCCTAAGGCCGTCAAGCCCGCACGGGCTTTTCCTTTCACCATGCATACGAACATACATTCTCATTTTATCGAGGGCGAAGCTATGTATCGATATTATCGCACGACTCCGCTCGAGCAGTGGGTCGAACATTTATGGGACAGATCCGGGATCCATGAGCCGTCTCAATTGACCGTCGAGGAAGTCGCCGACAAGCTGGACGTGTGGGTGCATTTCATGAAGGACACGAGCCGGGCGCTCGAGTACATGGGATTAAGGACGATTCTGATCGACGAACGGCTCGAACGCGAAGCGCAGTGGGAGGACTTCCTCCACGAGCTGTGCCACGTGCTCCGCCATGCGGGCAATCAGACGGTCATGCCGAGGCTGTTCTGCGAAGGCCAGGAAGCGGAGGCGAACCGGTTCGTTCTCTACGCCGCCATCCCGTTCTCGATGTTGCGCGAGCTGAAGCTGCCGGCGCGAATCGACGAAGCCGCGGAAGTCGTCGCCTTCCACTTCGGCGTCAAGCTCGAGCTCGCCGCGAAGAGACTGGAGCAGATCCAGCGCCGCACGCTCTCGGCGATTCTATGGGAAGAAGCCTTGAAGCAAGACGCGTTAAAATGGCCCCAGCGATTCGAGACGCGCGAGAGAAGCGCGGTCTTCTGACGCGCGGCGAAAAGCCGCCCCGCCTCTCGGCCGGACGGCTTCGCCGGTTATCGGAATCAAGTCCGCCGCATGTACGCCCGAACGGTAATCGGGGCGAAGAAAGCGACGATGACGACGGCTCCGATCAGCGAGATGACGAGATCGGAACCGAACGTTCCGGAATTGGTCAACTCGCGGACGGCCGAGATCAGGTGCGAGACCGGATTGAGATTGGCGAACCATTGCAGCCATTTCGGCATCGTCTCGACCGGAACGAACGCGTTGGAGAGGAACGTCAGCGGAAACAGCACGATCATCGAAATCCCTTGCACGCTGGAAGCCGTTCGCGCGATGACGCCGAAGAACGCGAAAATCCAACTGATCGCCCAGGAGCAAAAAATAACGAGAACGGCGGCCAAAGCGACGCAGCCCAATCCGCCATCGGGACGATAACCCATGGCAAAGCCCATGCCGAACGTAAGCGTCGTCGCGATCGCATACCGGATCGTATCCGCCAGCAACGCTCCCGCCAGAGGCGCGATTCGCGCGATCGGCAGCGACTTGAAGCGGTCGAACACGCCTTTGTCCATGTCCTCGCGGAGCTGAACGCCGGTGACGATCGAGGTCGTGATGACCGTCTGGACGAGAATGCCCGGAATGATGACCGGGAGATAGCTTTGCACGTCCCCCGAGATCGCCCCTCCGAAAATGTACGTAAACATAAGCGTAAAAAGAATCGGCTGCAGCGTAACGTCGAATAGCTGCTCCGGCGTGCGCCGGATTTTCAAAAGTCCCCGGTAGGCCATCGTCAACGAGTTGCGGACCGATTGGCCGAAGCTCGCGCGGTTTTTGAGACCGGACGTGCCGCCCGCCGT